TTAACTGACCCGCATGTATTCACCTGATATTGCGTTGTCAGCGCCGCCAGTATCGCGCATAACAGCGCACTGACCGGGTAAACCGTAGCGCACGACCGTTGCGTTAGTATCACCGCCGCGCCGTATCTGGCGCGATTCATACACTGTCACCCGCTCAAGCAGTCCACCAGCAACCATGCTTTCCAGTGTGCGCCGGGTTGATTCGAGCTGGTGACGCTTATCGAACGACACCATGCCATGAAGCAGGTAGGCCACACCCGACACATCGAACGGCGGCGCACCAATCTCACCAGTCACCCATTCGAGGTTATCCGGTTCAAAGTAGCTAAGTATCTCTTTTTTGCGACTGGTCATTCTCATGGCTGGCTGATTCCTTATTGTGGGATAGCACTATCATACAATAAGTGGGTTAAAGGGAGAGCGTTACCGCCTGATATGCTGTATGAATAACAACCAAATTTCAGGTGCGGAAAAAGATATGGGGGTACTTTTGGGGGTATCTATAAAAAATGAACAATAAAAAAGGCAACAAAAACAAAGCTTATCGCCTATGTGTATTGTTCCTATTATCGCACCATTTATATCAAGCAATTACGATTAAATCCTCTCTTTGTCTGCATCATGATTTTTTCCGTGTAACTCCATGTGTAAGTAATTTTCGTCAACATAAATCAACAATAGAGCATCCGTATCTCAGATTGGCTCAGTCTTGTTGATTTTTTCATCTTGATGAAACAATATTTCTGATATTGATGTTGGACATTTGGGGGGGCAGCTTAGCAGGCCTGTACAGGTTGTTTCATTGATTATTGCTCTATATGCCTGCCCTTTTAGATAGCCCTTTCCTGTCTACTTCCATCTATGGTGTAATCCCTTGCGAGATTAAGGTTTCTTTCGAGAGATAGTATGGAATTATTCGAAAATTATTTGTCAGCGTTACCTAAAAAAAAGCGATTGAGTAAAGTCAAGTTGATTATCCTAAAGAGATTATGGGTTTCAGATGATTTTGATTTTCCTAAACCTTGGGTCCCATCGACAGAATTACTGGAATTGACAGGGCAAAAGTACTTCGATAGACGAACAAGAGAGTTGCGTGATGAACTAGGCTGTGATCTCGAAAGCTCGTACATTCCGGAATTCTCGGGACATGCTTGGCGGCTGAAATCAAGCATGATTGCCCCGCCAATGGAAAGGGAATATCTGACAGAATCACAACGATCCAGTTTATTTTCTAACTGCAGCAATACATGTGCAACATGTGGTAAAACTGTTGCCGCTGGGGTCAGGGGGCTACAAGCGGATCACAAAATACCTTTGTCACGCGGTGGTGGAAATGAGTTAACCAATTGGCAAGCTCTTTGCCACAATTGCAACGTAGGTAAGAGAAGAGCATGTGAGGGATGTACTGAAGATTGTTACACATGCTCATGGGCATTTCCTGAAAAATTTGGGATAACAACAATGCTCCATCTGCCAGAAGCTAGTTTAAGAAGAGCCCAACAACTAGCTGATGCAAAGGGTTTTTCTTTAGACGAAATCGTTGACTACGCAATACGCAAGCTTTGAACATCATTCGATTCCAGTGGTGATGCCAACTGTTTTTTTTTCATTAGATCAACCGCTTCGAGTGCTTTACGAATTTGCCTTCCTGTTGCTTCGGCAACAGGAGGAGGAAAAGCGTTACCTACTTGACGATAAGCAGCTGTTTTTTTCCCAGAGAATTCCCACCAGTCCGGGAAACCTTGGATTCGTGCAGCCATTCTCACCGTCAAACGAGGCATATTTTCAAGACCTGCTCGAATATTTCCGTCTCTTCCAATATACCCAGTAAACCCCTTTTCAGGGCTACTATCAGCTATGGAATGCCCGTTGACTCCAAGCGCTTGCCAAGCTTTTTTGGCTCTCGTCGGTCCAAGGTCTGGACCTCCATGCTTATGGGAACCGCCAACAAGTGTAGGGGCTATATTGTTAGCGGCCTTTCTCCATGCCTCGGCTCCTTCCCAGCCACCCTGTGACATTAAGTCAAAGAGAGCATCACCCACAGTCGGTGGTATCAACGTTTCACTCGGCCAACGAAAATGAGCGGAATACTTACCACGCAATGCAACTAAAAGAACTCGGGGACGAAGCTGAGGAACTCCGTAATCAGAAGCGTTATGAAGTTTCCAAAAGGTTTTATAACCCATTGCAGAGAAAGCATGATCTAGTTCTTGTCGGTATTGTTTAAACTTTGGGTCTAATAAACCTGAAACATTTTCAATCATTACTGCTTTTGGCTTAATGATGTTCACAATTTTGAGCGCTGTTGGAAACAAATCACGTTCATCATCTTTGCCTAGTTGTTTCCCTGCTTTTGAGAATGGCGGGCAGGGCACTCCCCCTGCGACCAAGTCAATATCAGAAAAATTATATGCAGTATGTTCAGCAAAATGCTTAACGCAACCCTCTATGATATTTTCCCAACCTAAAGAATGGAGCTCATTGTTGAGGCGAAGAGTTTCGCAGGCAGCAGGATCAATCTCGACGAGCGCGCGGTGAGTGAAGCCAGCGTTATGTAACCCTAGAGCTTGACCTCCTGCCCCTGCACAAATCTCTACAGATGTGTATTGTAACATGTCATTAAACCTGTATATAAAAACAGTTGTATGTTTATCTGATCAGAGACCATTACGCAACAAATTGTACAAAACAAGTAGTACCGTCGCTATTGAACCGGTCAGCTTAGTTACTTGATTGCTGAATGACAAGGCAATCTACAACTTTGTTTTGGAATCCTATATTTATCAAATAACTAACATTCGACAGTACTATTGGCATTCTCTTGATCAGACAGGCAGAATCTCATGTGGACTGAATAAAATGCCTTAGCTGAGTACGAAAAGAACTACTATCTGTTTACATGATTTTTTGTCCGTAAGATGCATTGCGTCCGCTGTAAATAGCAGACGCATTCTGCAGAGAACAAATGAATAAGAAAGATTGGCACGCTGCTTGTGGAATTCAGCTTTGGCTTCGTCGCAACATGTCGGTTGTTTGTCGTGCTCGTAAGATATCTACGGTCTGAACCGCCCCGGAAATCCTGGAGACTAAACTCCCTGAGAAAGAGGTAAACAGGATGACTAAAAATACTCGTTTTTCCCCGAAGTCCGTCAGCGGGCGATTCGTATGGTTCTGGAAAGTCAGGATGAATATGACTCACAGTGGGCGGCAATTTGTTCCATTGCCCCAAAGATTGGCTGTACGCCGGAGACTCTGCGTGTCTGGGTTCGCCAGCATGAGCGGGATACCGGGGGCGGTGATGGTGGGCTCACCAGCGCTGAACGTCAGCGTCTGAAAGAGCTGGAACGTGAAAATCGTGAACTGCGCCGCAGTAACGATATCCTTCGCCAGGCTTCCGCTTATTTTGCGAAGGCGGAGTTCGACCGCCTCTGGAAAAAATGATGCCACTGCTGGATAAGCTGCGTGAGCAGTACGGGGTCGGACCGGTATGCAGCGAACTGCATATTGCCCCGTCAACGTATTACCATTGTCAGCAACAGCGACATCATCCGGATAAACGCAGTGCCCGTGCGCAGCACGACGACTGGCTGAAGAGAGAGATACAGCGCGTATACGATGAAAATCATCAGGTGTACGGTGTGCGTAAAGTCTGGCGTCAGTTGTTACGGGAAGGAATCAGGGTGGCCAGATGTACAGTGGCACGTCTCATGGCGGTTATGGGACTTGCCGGTGTTCTCCGGGGTAAAAAGGTCCGTACGACCATCAGCCGGAAAGCCGTTGCCGCAGGCGACCGCGTAAACCGTCAGTTCGTGGCAGAACGACCTGACCAGCTGTGGGTGGCTGATTTTACTTACGTCAGCACATGGCAGGGCTTCGTCTATGTGGCGTTTATCATTGATGTGTTTGCCGGATACATCGTGGGGTGGCGGGTCTCATCGTCTATGGAAACGACATTCGTGCTGGATGCGCTGGAGCAGGCGTTGTGGGCCCGTCGTCCGTCTGGCACCATCCATCACAGCGATAAAGGCTCTCAGTATGTGTCACTGGCCTATACGGAGCGACTAAAAGAAGCCGGATTACTGGCATCAACAGGGAGTACAGGCGACTCGTATGACAACGCGATGGCTGAGAGCATCAATGGTCTTTACAAAGCGGAGGTAATACACCGTAAGAGCTGGAAAAACCGTGCAGAAGTGGAACTGGCCACACTAACGTGGGTGGACTGGTATAACAATCGACGATTGCTGGGAAGGCTGGGCCATACTCCTCCGGCAGAAGCAGAAAAAGCTTATTATGCTTCCATCGGAAACGATGATCTGGCAGCCTGAGTTCACAGATAAAACACTCTCCAGGAAACCCGGGGCGGTTCAGACTGAAGATAATGTGATTGCTCCCGCCTGCTCAACACTCTGTGATCGATACGAATCAGTTCGTACTTATCTACTAGGAAGTTGACTGTATCGGCTAAGGGGAATCCCGTTTTCAATATGTACCTTCATAACAGTGTCGTCAATGCGCTGCGTATCGTTAAGAGTCAGGCTGTAGTGTTTGTCCTGCAGGTATGTAACTAGGGGCTGTCAGACGGTTACAGAGGACTTCGCCACACGTTTTCGGAATATAGGTAAAATTCTCATCGTCGGTTATTCTGCGAATAAAAGAAATTAATTGCGGACGGGTTTTTCGCGGTACGTCACTGTCGTATGGCAGCCAGCGTATCTTGGTTTATGCCCTGCTCCGTATTGTTATGTCGGTCGGTATGGCATAATGCAGTCCTAGCTTTTTCATCGCTGGCAAATGTACCAGTGCGAACCGAAGGGGGATTCACCGATCATCCTTTTCGCATACAGCGTGACGGTCTGCTGATGACGGGGATTCAGTTCACCGCTGGTGAACATGAGTTCCAGTTGTTTCATCAGCAGTGGAAAGGCTTGGTCCAGATGGTATGCATCCGCATCGCTGAACCGGCCTCTGATACCGGCGCGGTCTGCAAGGTAATGCAACTGATTGCCCTCCTGCACCAGACGGGCGCCAAAACGGGGTGTCACTGTCACGAACGGTGCAGGGCAGCCCCCACCAGGGGCGGTCGTGATTGTCGTCGGGATAATTTGTTTCATGGAGCGTGTCTGACACGATAAAATCCTCACAGAAAATCGGTTAAGAACGGTCAGGTAATGTCGATAATTCTGCTCATCAGAATGCCCTTACTGACTCAGTTCAGAGTGACGCTCATCAGCCGGACATACGGGCCAAAACTGTCCTTACGGCGTTCTGCAAACACGGCCAGCACACCGGGAATATTCTGCACTTCACGACCGGTATACGCCTTAGCACTGCCGTGCCAGCGGTATTTGCCGGTACAGAACGGAAAAAGACGGGATGCAGGATGCTGTTGGTGAATACGCATGGCTTCACCACGGGTGATGATTTTCATGGTGTGATACCTCTGAAGACAGAAGATAAAAGTGAAAACAGGTGTGATGTGGTGGTGACGGTGACGGGTTAAAGCAGACCATGTTCGGCAAAGGAGAAAACCTGGTTGCCACCAACTATCAGATGGTCCGGCACCCGGATATCCACCAGGCCCAGTGCCTGTACCAGACGTTCCGTGATAAGGCGGTCTGCCTTGCTGGGTGTGACTTCACCGGACGGGTGATTGTGTGCCAGCACCACGGCTGCGGCATTGTGGTACAGGGCGCGTTTAATCACTTCCCGGGGATGGACTTCCGTGCGGTTGATGGTGCCGGTGAAGAGGGTTTCACCGGCAATCAGCTGATTCTGGTTGTTCAGATACAGCACCCGGAATTCTTCACGCTCCAGTCCCGCCATGTTCAGAATCAGCCATTCCCGTGCCGTACGGGTGGAGGTGAAGGCCACGCCGGGTTCATGAAGATGGCGGTCCAGGGTTTTCAGGGCCCGCAGAATGAGGCTGCGCTCTCTGGTTGTCATTTCTCCGGGCAGAAAGGAAAGCTGCTGCATTGTTCCGGCCCCCTTTCAGTCGATGATGCGCATAATGGCGTTGCATTCCGGATGCTGCAGGGCGTAATCCCGCAGCCGGTAATAATGGACCGTCATGGCATAACACTCCGTACGACAGGCATGATGGCTGTACGTCATCAGACAGGCGGCAATACCGGCGGCTTCCGGGCTCATTTCAGCGCGGTTACCGTTCATGGCATTGAACAGTACCCATGTTTCTCCATCATCTTCATCCGGTTCTGGAGCCATAAATGCCCCGCCGTTGTTCAGGGTGTACAGATTCCAGATACCACCACAGTAGTCTTCGCAAAGACGGTCCATCCAGCCGAAGATACGGGGCTCCAGGGTCACCCACTGTGAAATGAGGCCAAAATGTTGCGGCCAGAAGCTGATGCGCTGTTCATCAGGGACGAGAGTAGCAACCAGCTGAGGTGGGTTATTCCCTGATGCAGCGGTTACGGAAACAGAAGGTGTGGTGGAATTATGCGTAACGGTTGTCATGAGATTATTCCTTATAAAAAGTAAATGAATGGAAGAATGCCCGGGGAAGGGACAGCCGTGAGTCAGGACTGCGCTTTCAGGGAAAAGGCATCAGCGCATGCTCTCCAGCAGCGTTTCTGCCATCACCCACAATGCCCGGTTGAGCTTAATGTCGGTATCGATGCTGTGAATGGCACGGGTGTGGATACGTTTTCCTTTTGCACTGCGACCGGAAAGCCCGCCTTTCAGCATATTCTCCTGGATGGTCTGATAAGCACTCCACAGGTCCTTACCGTAATCCTCCCTGCGTCGTGGTGTCAGAATGTCGGCGGTGGTGACGGGCTGATGTTCGTCACCATAACGGTAAGTCAGTGCCGCCTGTGCCAGCGCCTGGCGTGCCGGTGGCGGCAGGACCAGCGACTGCATGGCATCACGCTTCTCCTCTATCCGGTCAAACACACCCACCACCTCGTAAGCCCCTTCAATGACTCTGTCCACCACATTTCCCCGGTGCGGAACACGCACTTCCCCCAGAGACTGACCACAGACGCAGCCGTTCTGGCAGACGAATCTGAAGTAACCCGGCAGCATCTGGTAGCTGGAGGTACCGTCATGGGAGTTGAGCAGAATAATTTCAGGGACATGTTGTCCGTTTATCTCCCCGTCACGGCGCAGACGCAGCATGTGTTTGGTATACCCCCGGCGGCCCGGGTCACGTACGCGGGTCTGGCAGGCGAAGAATGGCTGAAAGCCTTCCCGCTGCAGGCTTTCCAGCACTGTGATGGTGGGGATGTACGAATACCGTTCACTGCGGGAGGTATGCCGGTCTTCCCCAAAAATGCTGGGAACATAGTGCATCAGTTCTTCATGGGTCAGTGGGCGGTCACGGCGTATCTGATTAATCCGTCCGAAGCGACTGGCTAATCGCATAATTAACTCCTTATCTGATAATGAAATAAAAGCAAAAAGGCCATGTCCCCGGAGGAACATGGCCTGATGGAATATATTATTGCTGATGATTAATGTTGCTGATTTTTCTCTTTAACTTTTGACCATGAGGGGCGTCGGTTGCCGGAAAATTCCTTCTGCATTGACCAGTAACCAATCGGGAACTGCTTCACCAGCACCCCGTTGATACCAATATCGACGGACAGATACTGACCGTTGTTGATGCTGCCCTTGCGGATGTACGCATCCGCACTGCAGGTGCCGGTATCATACTGCCGCCATGTTGCGGTATCGCGGGCGGCAACATAAAAATCACCGAAAGCACAGCCCGTTGCTGACTTACGATTCAGAACGGCAACGTAATACTTAGTGTTGGCTATAATGGCGCAACTGCTGCTCTGACCGCCGCAGACCTGCCATAACGTTTTGCTGCTGTCACCCTTAAAGGTCCAGATAGTGTCTGCCGGTGCGCCGTCTGTATGTGTTACTGGCAATGCCGGAGCCTGCTGCACTGGTGTAACGTCGGGTACGTCGCGGCGTAATAGTCGTGCTTCAGCATCCCCGACATCGCCAAACATGTTTTCCTCTCCGCTGTTGTAATAAAAACCGGCAATAACATGTTCTGAGGGGATATACAGTATTTTCAGATAATGGTCACCGCAATTACCCCGCTCACAGACAGACCCCAGCAGCCACTTCTCGTCACCAACGACCACCGGAATTAATCCACTGTCAGGGCCGTTCATGGAGCCCTGTTTTCCCGTTAACCCGGTGAGTCCTGCTGACTTCAGCGCATCATCAAGGTCTTTCTTGAATACCGGGTCGGCATCGTAGATACTGCCCAGAAAGGGGCAGGAACCGTATCCGTTTTCATTATCACCAGCATCAGGATCACAGCGCATTGCATCTGCTGCCGTTTTTGCGACACCGGCAGCGTAAACTCCGGTGGAAATAAAACAAAGCGAGGATATCAGTATTATCTGTTTTAATTTACGTAATACAAGAAACATGATTATTTTTACTCCATCCTGTTTATATAAAAGAAACGGGCTCCGTGAAGAGCCCTGTAAAAAATTTAAAAGTCAATGGTATTAAGACCAACATTCTTTTTGATGGAGGGATCGTAAATAACAACGGTAAGATGGTCTTTGTCTGAAGAACGGACAAACTTAGCGGTGGCCTCACCACTGCATGTTGCATGACGGTTATAATCCATCATTTTACCTTTGCTGGTAGCAAGATTGACAACGATGATATAAGGATCATAACAGGCCGAACCTCCCGGACTGCTCAGCAAGGCATATTTGCCATCATCAGAGACACCAATGAGGCTGCATATCCCGTCTTTTATATCCTCACTTCCGCACATCTGCTCACTTCCATCTTTCACATCAATCACAGTACGGGGTAATTTAACCTCTGTAGCATTAACTGATGCACTCAACAACAAACCTGAAACTATTAATGACAATATAAACGCTTTCATATACTCATCCTGTTTATCATTACGGGGGATATATTCCTTTTATTCTGCTTGAACCGCCCCGGGTTTCCTGGAGAGTGTTTTATCTGTGAACTCAGGCTGCCAGATCATCGTTTCCGATGGAAGCATAATAAGCTTTTTCTGCTTCTGCCGGAGGAGTATGGCCCAGCCTTCCCAGCAATCGTCGATTGTTATACCAGTCCACCCACGTTAGTGTGGCCAGTTCCACTTCTGCACGGTTTTTCCAGCTCTTACGGTGTATTACCTCCGCTTTGTAAAGACCATTGATGCTCTCAGCCATCGCGTTGTCATACGAGTCGCCTGTACTCCCTGTTGATGCCAGTAATCCGGCTTCTTTTAGTCGCTCCGTATAGGCCAGTGACACATACTGAGAGCCTTTATCGCTGTGATGGATGGTGCCAGACGGACGACGGGCCCACAACGCCTGCTCCAGCGCATCCAGCACGAATGTCGTTTCCATAGACGATGAGACCCGCCACCCCACGATGTATCCGGCAAACACATCAATGATAAACGCCACATAGACGAAGCCCTGCCATGTGCTGACGTAAGTAAAATCAGCCACCCACAGCTGGTCAGGTCGTTCTGCCACGAACTGACGGTTTACGCGGTCGCCTGCGGCAACGGCTTTCCGGCTGATGGTCGTACGGACCTTTTTACCCCGGAGAACACCGGCAAGTCCCATAACCGCCATGAGACGTGCCACTGTACATCTGGCCACCCTGATTCCTTCCCGTAACAACTGACGCCAGACTTTACGCACACCGTACACCTGATGATTTTCATCGTATACGCGCTGTATCTCTCTCTTCAGCCAGTCGTCGTGCTGCGCACGGGCACTGCGTTTATCCGGATGATGTCGCTGTTGCTGACAATGGTAATACGTTGACGGGGCAATATGCAGTTCGCTGCATACCGGTCCGACCCCGTACTGCTCACGCAGCTTATCCAGCAGTGGCATCATTTTTTCCAGAGGCGGTCGAACTCCGCCTTCGCAAAATAAGCGGAAGCCTGGCGAAGGATATCGTTACTGCGGCGCAGTTCACGATTTTCACGTTCCAGCTCTTTCAGACGCTGACGTTCAGCGCTGGTGAGCCCACCATCACCGCCCCCGGTATCCCGCTCATGCTGGCGAACCCAGACACGCAGAGTCTCCGGCGTACAGCCAATCTTTGGGGCAATGGAACAAATTGCCGCCCACTGTGAGTCATATTCATCCTGACTTTCCAGAACCATACGAATCGCCCGCTGACGGACTTCGGGGGAAAAACGAGTATTTTTAGTCATCCTGTTTACCTCTTTCTCAGGGAGTTTAGTCTCCAGGATTTCCGGGGCGGTTCAGTGAGTCAGGAGTCTTTTTTCACCATGTGATGTAATAGTCTGTGCTGCTGTGACTGCGCCGGATTTATCCACCAGCGCCAGCAACAGAGATCCATCGGGCAACACGGGGAATGTAAAATCACCTACCCCTTTCGCAACCAGATAATCAGATTTGCCGTTTACAGCCTTTCTGCGCATGTCATCAAACTGACGGGAAAACGTATCCCGTCTTTGTTGTTCGTCCTTCTCTGCCCTTTTCAGGCGCTCCTGTTCGCGTCGCTGGCGCTCGGTTTCCAGTTGTTCCCGTTTCTGGCTGGTGGCTTCTGGTGTTTCCGTTGTCCGGTAATCAATACCCAGAACATCAGCGGCAAGAAGCGCCGCCTCTGTTGTGTCGCAGTTATTTACGCGTTTAATTAAATCCAGCCCATCACCAGCGCCGCACTGATTACAGATGAAGCTACCGCGCCCGTTGTCATCGAACCGGAATCGATCTTTGCCCCCACATGCAGGGCAGGGAGCATGACGGCGCGGAGAGTCAGGGACATTTATGTTCAGGCAGCCCAGCACATGAGGCCAGTTGTTTTCAGACGCACTGATAACCTGACGGATAAGATCAATGTTTCGCATCACCGTACCCCACGTGGTCTATAGCGTTTGCGATATGGCTAACCAGCATCTGCCACTTGGTTATTCCGTAATCAGTCAGCATGCCATCATTGTTTAGCCACATATCAAATTCAGCGGTTGTCGCAAGTTTCCACTTATCGCCGTGGACAGTCCTCATTGCTGGGTACATGAATGCGCAAATCAGATCACAAACATCTGACGGCTTCAGAGATGTAGTAATGGTGCGTCCCTCTGGCGTCTGAATTGCCATTTTCTCTTCACCAGTAGAATGAAGGTTATGAATCCACACAGCACCAGCAATCTTTGCCACCTGCTCTCCGATTGCGGAGCTAAGCGCCATTTCTGCATTTTCACGCATGAGAACCTCCCGCTACAGTTGCGCCCATGTCATTAACCATGCTTTGCCATATCTCACGCCCGACGTCAGTCAATCCGTCCTTAGTGACGCAACGCTCAAGAAGCTCGATCCCCACGGTTTCCCACTGCGGGTAGAACACTTTCATGGCTGCCAGTGTGTAGCTATCGATCAGGCTGCGAACGCCTTTTACTCCATTAACGATTTCCACACGTACGGCCTCGCCGTCCGCATCAACCATGAAATAGTCCCCGCCGCTGGTGGAGGTAATGTGGTTATACAGTGCCGACGCATACTTATTTGCCAGCGCATTCAGTCGGAAATTTTTAGTAATCATGGCTCCATCCTCAGTGCGTCACTGGTTCCGCTGGCATGCCGTTTTCATTCAGTTCAGCTATAAAGCTGTTGTGAAGTTCAGCAAGCGTTTCACGACCAAATGGAGTCAGTGCTCCTTGTTCCACATCCATCATGGCTCTGTAGAAAATGATGGCGCGTTCTGTGCCAGACTCGATGCCAAAACGTTCTATCATCGCTCCCTCAATGTTGTTTGCCATAGCGAGGCGCTCTGCTACTGGATACAGCGGCATGGCGACGATGCCGTTGGAATAAACAGCCACTTCGGAAGGATTGCCAGTATCATCAATGATGCTGACAGTGCCGTTTTCCTCTCTCATTTCCAGCATGAATACTGTTGCGATCAGCCATCTCCACATAATGACGTTATGCTGTGATGTGTAATCGAAATATCCCTGGTTGCCGCCATCGGCAATAGCGAGATGTATTGACATACCTTCATCTGGTTTATCGTCATAATCCCCGGCATCCAGACGATTTACGGCATCAATATATGAGACGGCCTCAACGCGTTCTGTCATGCCATCGTTGCTGCGGTACATGATGTTTACGCCGTCAGGCGTTGCTTCTGTATGGAAAGTTAAGAAATTATTCATGTTTCGCCTCGCCTGAATGATTCTGTAACTCATATTTGCCCAACAATTCGTCCGCTTCCTGAATAGCTTCTGGTACGCCATTGAGCAGTGACATAACCGCGCCAATCATTAACTTGTCTCTGTTGCTGGGGCTGGCCCCTTCAAGCCAGAACCCTAAAACAGTCTGAACCTGTTCGATGCGACATTGCGCTTCAATGAGCTGGATGTTGGTCATTTCGCACTCTCCACATCGATTAAACCGATATCTATCAGGGAGGTAACTTTTTGTAGCCAGCTATTGATTACTGTCGCCTGTTCCCCGCCCACCGAGGGAACAATCTCATTCATCACATGAACCAGACCTGTGCGCGCTCTGGTAAGCCGTTCAGTCGCGCAATCTGCGGGAGTGAATGTGTCTGGATATGGCTCTTCACGCCCCAGCAATGATTCAATTTCCAGCTCACACGGATGACGATAAATTAAGTTGATATTCATTTTTCACCCCCAAGAATTACCAGCTCGGCACGGGCATCGTTAACCAAAGATGAGCACGCTTTAATCGCATCCACGACATCAGTAGCGTCCATTTCTTCAGCCGAAAGACTGACAGCAACCAGGACAGCCGCTGCTTGCTCGATTAATTGAAGTGCGGACGTAAGGCGAGGGGTATTAATTGAGTTATTCATTGGTTGCCCCCGTTTTTCCTGGCATTTCGCCACCTTCCAGCAGGAAATGAACGTCACGAACGGCGAGATCCAATATCGCGAGTAACGCCTTCAGTCTTTCGTCTCGTGAGGGAGAGTTGCTCACCAGAATGTCGTTAATCACTTCTGTCAGTGTGATGATCTGGCTTGTGCGTTCGAGGGGATCCATATGCACATCGTAGGTTTTAATCATGTGCCACCTCCATGCGGATACGACCAGCAAAAAAGCAGATGTGATCGCGCACCAGAGAACGGCGAGCATCGCGTTCAGACTCGGCAGCAATATGATGAATTTTGGCGGTAATTGTCGGGCAATCGCGGCGAACTGCGGCGATAATCCAGATAAATTGCGGTTTTTGGGTAGGGGTAGTAGCCAGCATGTGGCAGCCTCCTTGTACTGGGAGTTCTTCCCACCACCGGAGCTGCGAAACTCGCTGGTGGTGGACTGAACAGAGTTCGCAGTACCGGCGTACAAGGAAACCGGCCAGCCTTTCGGCTGCCCTGTCCAGCCCACCATAATTTTGCAAGCGACGCGGATTATAACCGCATCACTGAAAAAAGTGTGAGTCTGGCTAACGGCACAAAAAAAGACGCTCGGCGCGTCATGTGTCGCCTCGTACATTTCCGGGCTGCGAAACCCGGCACCCGTTTTATGAGGTGCCTTATAACCATAAACCGTGTTGCCGCATAACGGCAAGCTCTTTTTTATGGACTCCGAAAACTCACTATTGGAAGCACCAGATGCACAATACATCGCGCTCATTTCGTTAACGTCGCGCGTGTGGACGAAGGTTTTTGTGGAGTCACTACGCGAGCAGAGAAAGCCATCTACGACCAGAAATTCTCTGGCGCAGCCGCCGACCTTCTCAACGCTAACACCATCGACCGTAATTTCTGACATAGTTAAGGCATCCGCTCCCACCACCAGAAAATGATAAACTTTGCTTGTATCTGCTGTATTAATGCCAGACTTTGCTGTCATATTGCTGGATTTTGGCGACATACCAGCCAGTGAAAATATCTTCTTCTGGACGGTTAGCATTTGTTAACCTCCGCGAACTCCTTCATGAAGCGCGCCAGCGGTTGTACGCATGGCGATTGATACCCGTCGCGATAAAACGTCACTCGGTTGTGTGAACCGCCCCGGGTTTCCTGGAGAGTGTTTTATCTGTGAACTCAGGCTGCCAGATCATCGTTTCCGATGGAAGCATAATAAGCTTTTTCTGCTTCTGCCGGAGGAGTATGGCCCAGCCTTCCCAGCAATCGTCGATTGTTATACCAGTCCACCCACGTTAGTGTGGCCAGTTCCACTTCTGCACGGTTTTTCCAGCTCTTACGGTGTATTACCTCCGCTTTGTAAAGACCATTGATGCTCTCAGCCATCGCGTTGTCATACGAGTCGCCTGTACTCCCTGTTGATGCCAGTAATCCGGCTTCTTTTAGTCGCTCCGTATAGGCCAGTGACACATACTGAGAGCCTTTATCGCTGTGATGGATGGTGCCAGACGGACGACGGGCCCACAACGCCTGCTCCAGCGCATCCAGCACGAATGTCGTTTCCATAGACGATGAGACCCGCCACCCCACGATGTATCCGGCAAACACATCAATGATAAACGCCACATAGACGAAGCCCTGCCATGTGCTGACGTAAGTAAAATCAGCCACCCACAGCTGGTCAGGTCGTTCTGCCACGAACTGACGGTTTACGCGGTCGCCTGCGGCAACGGCTTTCCGGCTGATGGTCGTACGGACCTTTTTACCCCGGAGAACACCGGCAAGTCCCATAACCGCCATGAGACGTGCCACTGTACATCTGGCCACCCTGATTCCTTCCCGTAACAACTGACGCCAGACTTTACGCACACCGTACACCTGATGATTTTCATCGTATACGCGCTGTATCTCTCTCTTCAGCCAGTCGTCGTGCTGCGCACGGGCACTGCGTTTATCCGGATGATGTCGCTGTTGCTGACAATGGTAATACGTTGACGGGGCAATATGCAGTTCGCTGCATACCGGTCCGACCCCGTACTGCTCACGCAGCTTATCCAGCAGTGGCATCATTTTTTCCAGAGGCGGTCGAACTCCGCCTTCGCAAAATAAGCGGAAGCCTGGCGAAGGATATCGTTACTGCGGCGCAGTTCACGATTTTCACGTTCCAGCTCTTTCAGACGCTGACGTTCAGCGCTGGTGAGCCCACCATCACCGCCCCCGGTATCCCGCTCATGCTGGCGAACCCAGACACGCAGAGTCTCCGGCGTACAGCCAATCTTTGGGGCAATGGAACAAATTGCCGCCCACTGTGAGTCATATTCATCCTGACTTTCCAGAACCATACGAATCGCCCGCTGACGGACTTCGGGGGAAAAACGAGTATTTTTAGTCATCCTGTTTACCTCTTTCTCAGGGAGTTTAGTCTCCAGGATTTCCGGGGCGGTTCACTTTCGACAGTAACGAGTGCTCCGTGGGCATCCTTGTAGCGTTTTTGAGGTTGTGGTGTTCCTGTCGGCTTAAACATGGACCACCTCCAGACGCTTAGCGAGCCAGCGTTGCGACAGGCGGGTGAGTTCTCCTTTGCGCTGCTCATATTCCATGCCCATATCAATTAACGTGATATTGGTGCTTTCGAGATATGAGAGGTGCTCAAGTTGTTCTGCGTTCATATGGTCGCGAGGTTCGCCAGAATAGCCATTTATCCGCGCCCACTGCTTAGCAGTTAGCCCACCAAGAACGATACGAGAAATCATATTGCTCTCGTTTGTGTAGTGGTGTTGCTGCGTCGTTTTCCCCTGCTCGGCACGGGCCATATTCAGCGCATCGCACATTGGCTTAAAGTTGTTTGCGGCACTGATACGGGCTTTTAGCTGGCGAAGATAGCGGGCGGCGATTTCAGGAACGCTACGCTGTAATTCTTCCTCGCACTGGATGAAATAACGGCGGATAGCGCGACCCTGATCATTGCGTTCGATCATTGCCAGTTCTTTCGCCATTCCGACACTTAACAGATAGTCTTTGCCGGGTCTGCCAGACTGCTTAATCTTTCTGTAAGCCACGCCATTCGGGCTTTTCCCCAAATTTGGGGAAATAGTTTTATGGACTGAGTAATCGTGCCCAATGGTGAAGTCATATTCAGAGATGCGATCAGTGATCCATGTAGAGAAGTCTTTTCCCACGCCCAACGCTTTGTGTAACGCTTTTGCGCTAACAATATTGGTTTCACGCCCACCGATATGACCAGGAATAACCGGGACAATTGCGGCAAATTCATTACCGTTAATTGTGCTCAGAGAGGCGTTCAGATGAGGGGCGGCCTCAGAAATTAATCTGCTTTTTTCGATGTTCATTTTCAGTCTCCGTTAAGCGGCGTTAAACGCGTCCGGGTAGAGTTTCAGAATGTCGGCAATTTCCTGCTGAGAAAGTCCGTTGTGATCATTTATGTTCGCAAGATGGTTAATATGAGTGATCACTTTCAGAACATCACCACGGCAGGAGAAACGGTAGCGAAGGTGTGTTCCGATACCATCAGGATTCTTTTCGTCGATACGCTCCAGAGTGATTCCAAGCTGGCGTTCTAACTCTGTTGCATAGTTACGACCAGAAGACAGACGGCAGTAGCGAAGAATGTCATTTTCTGTCCATCCCTCTATACCAGTACGCAGCATATAGACTCTGGCACGATGCTTTTTCGGTGTGCGCTTTGGTGCTTGAAGGGATTTTGTAAGGGGCGTAACATCAGATACGCGAATATCTGAATTAGCCGCCTGTAATGGGCGGTTTTTCTTATTCATTACGCTACCTCGCCACGCGACTCAGCGATGCGCTGATTAATCCATTCTTCAATTTCACTTTCAATAAACGCAATTGATCGGCTTCCAATCTTTACAGATTGAGGGAATCGCTGTTCTTTGATGAGCCGATAAATCCACGCTTTGCTGTAACCAGTACGGCGTTGAACCTCAGAAAGACGAATAAATGATTGAGACATGTTTACTCCTATATTCTGTCATCTTCTTTAATGGACATCAGTAGACAGAAAGGAGATTAAACAAACCGGTGAATGGGTGATAGCGGATAAAAATAAAATATTTTTTTGAGAAGATTATCCGCTTTGAAATACACAGTAGCGTATTCAAAGCGGAAATCGCGAAATTTACTTAAAACGTTTACGTAGGATTTTGCTTGCTATAAATCTCTACTCATTAAATCAGATATTTTTATCAAGCTCATTTCTCTGTCTTTGTTTACATAAAGCTGAAGCAAGCGGGTGTATCTCTCGCTTATAGATTCAAGTGCAAAAGGCTTTATTGATTCCTTAATAGCCTGCGTATCTTTCGGATCATCACTAAAAACCAAGGCAGAAATCATCGGATTGCTCACTTCCTTACCTGACTTCTCACCCCAAATCAGCAGATCAACAATAGGTATCACTCTATTAGATATCAACTTCTGAAGGGTCTTTAATCCAATCCTTTTCTGAGCGACATGCTCTCTCTCTGGTACTTTTAACTCTTTTCGCCATAGAGGTAGAAGGTGAGTCAGGCTGGTAATAATTTCGTCATCAGTGGCGTCATCTAAATCTATAGAAACGAGTATGATGTTAGGGGAACAATTACTTAGGTTTCCAGTAACACTCGCAAGCATAGCGTTTGCCTTGAGGTAGCAATCCTCTTCGTCTCTTTTAAAAAAGCCTTGATCTATCGATGAGAAAGAGTACATGGCCAGCTCTGAAAATGTTACTGGACTAACCCCCATAGCTGAAGATAATGAGGGAAGATCATCGTACTCATTTCTTAATGATGGGGCTTCATCATTTACTTTGCGAATAAATTCTTCGACCTCTTCCTCTTCTTCATTGAGAATGGTTAGGTTAGGATCGCCCGAAAAAATCCTTTCATATTTTATATCGTACTCTTCTTTGAATATAGCAGTGTCATCTTTTGCATGACGCAATAAAAAATCGCGCCACTCTAATTCTTGAATCAAGTCCGGCAAGGTTAAATCATTTAAAAATTCATAATTACTAATATCAAACCATGCTAAATCTTGTTTTTTGGCTCTCACCATACGCCACCCCGCGCCCCTAATTCTGACGGCTATGCCAGCCCGTAGGGGTGTACGGGTTTTCGGGGATCAGCCTAGACATAGCCTATTCTTTGTTCGTCTACATAAGTCTACTACCATTGCTTAACACGGTCTATTCATACAGTTAAGCTCGTTTCCCAAACGAACCATGAACAACGTTCTCCTCCTTCTCCAGCGCATCCATATAGTCGGCATACCATTGAAGCATCTCCCGCCTTCCATCCAGATATTGCGCATGGTTGTATGTGCCACGAATTGAGTTCTTATCAACGTGAGCGAGCTGCGTTTCTATCCACGCGGTGTTATAGCCCTGCTCATGCAAAATCGTGCTCATAGTGTGCCGGAACCCATGACCAGTTACACGTCCAGCGTAGCCAATGCGCTTAAACACTTGGTTTATGCTGGCCTCACTCATTGTTTTCCTTGGATCATTGCGCCCGGGAAACATAAGAGGGTAATTGCCTGTTATTTCTCTAATCTTCCCAATAAGCGAAAGAGCCTGATCAGACAATGGCACAATATGAGGCCGCCGCATTTTCATACGTGAAGCGGGTATCTCCCAGATAGCCTTGTTGAAATCAATTTCATCCCATAATGCGCCACGTAGTTCGCCAGTCCGCAAGCCGGTGATAATCAGTAGACGAGCCGCCATAACAACCAATGCGCTTCCTGAGTAACTGGACAATGCCTTGAAAAAATCAGGTAATTCTTTAGCTGTAAGGAAAGGGTAATGATTAGATTCATGGCCTTGCATCGCGCTAGTAAGGTCTGGTGCAGGGTTATACTCTGCGCGACCAGTGACTATTGCATAGCGGAAAACTTCCCCGCACCGCTGCCTCACTTTTTTGGCTTTTTCTGTAGCACCGCGCCCCTCGATGCGCCGCAGCACATTCAGAAGTTCAAGTGGTTTGATTTCGGCGATTGGTTTTTTGCCAATGTAAGGGAACACATCTTTGTTGAAGGCTTCGAGGATGTCTGAAGCATAACCAGCAGACCATTTTTTTAATTTGCTGCTGTGCCACTCAAGGGCAATATCTTTGAAGGTGTTGTTTAACTGCGTTTCCCGGGCAATCTTTTCCTCTCGTTTCGCTTCCATCGGATCGATACCACCAGCGATACCTCTTTTCGCATCTTCACGTTTTGCCCGAGCATCGGCTAGAGTAACCTCAGGATACACACCTAGTGCCAATAGCTTCTCTTTACCAGCTACACGATATTTAAGTCGCCAGTATTTACCTCCATTAGGTTTTACCAAGAGATACAAACCGCCACCATCGGCCAGCTTGTAAGCCTTCTCTTTTGGCTTGGCTGTGTCTATTTGACGGGCATTGAGTTTCAC